CTTCTGGTGTATTCTATAAAAACTTTAAGAGAGATTATCAACGTGCAATAAATGGTGGATTACCAGATAAAGTAGCTTTTAGTGATGTATTCACAACATTATTGACTCAATTTACAGGACAAGCTTCTAGTCAAGGTATTTCGAAAGAAACAGATAGAGTTAAAAATTTAATAAATAATAGTGTAAAAGATAATACTGGTCCAAGAACACCAGCACCAAAAACACCAGCAACAAGTACTCCAGTTCCAAATGTTCAACCAGGAGCTTTAGAAGGTTTACCATACAAGGTAGTTCCGCCATCCCCACTAAGTGCTAAAACTTCTATACGCCAAAGGGCGATGGGAGATCCAACAATAGCGGCGACATTACTTGGCGGTCTTGGCAGTGCGAGTTTATTAAACCGTCCTTAGTCTTCGAGTACTGACTCGATTCCATATCTATTTTTAGTTTCTGGAAATGGTTGCATTGGCCTGACGTTTTCATAAGCTTGGTCTACAAGCCTGGAAAGTTGTCTTCCTATTGATCTGTCCTCTACATCAGCAACATGGACAAGTTTGTCGTAAGCACTTAGAGTAAGGCTCACCGATTTATATTTAAGTGGATTTGGCATATAAGGATTCCTTTAAAAAAATGTTAGTAAAAGCACCATATAATCCCAGAAGATTTGGGTCAAGGTCTAAATACAATAATAAAAAGGTAACCATAAACGGTATAAAGTTTGATTCTAAATGGGAGTCTGAGCGTTACCTATATATAAAGGCTTTAGAGAGAGCTGGAACAGTAAAAGATTTAGAATTACAGGTACGTTTTGCATTAGAAGTAAACGGACAAAAGATTTGTACTTATATTGCGGATTTCAGGTACAAAAAGCAAGATATGAACGGAATTTGGACAGAAATTGTGGAAGACGCTAAAGGCGTTGAGACACCTGAGTTCAAATTAAAAAAGAAGCTGATGAAAGCCTGTCTTGGCATTGAAATATATTTAAGTAAAAAAACCTCTTGACACATATGCTACGTTATGGGATTAATGTTCCCGTGAACGAAACAAATATCAAGGAGGTCATAAAATGGATGGTGTTGAGCTATTCGAAAGACGCGAAGAATTACGTTATATCGTAAAAGATCTAAGCGCAGAACTAAAAGAAATTGATGAAAAGCTAGAAGATTTATTCTTACAAAAGTCTCGTGATACTTTGAGATCGCTGGGTAAAGACTTTGGCACAGCTACTATTGCAGAAGGCAACAGTAGGTTTAAAATTAACATTCCTAAAAAAGTAAAATGGGACAATGACATGTTAAAGGAAGTGTTTGAGGGAATGAATCCTGATGATGCTAACCACTTTGCAAAAGTAACATTTTCTGTAGATGAGCGAGTTTATAATGCGGCTCACAAAGAAATCAGGGATCTTCTTGAACCCTGTAGAGTTACTGAAATGGGTAAGTTTAAAATTGATAGAGAGGATTCTTAAATGAAATTACAAATTATTTCTGCTGACGAACGCATGAAAGAAAAGCGTGGTCACAAGATTGTAGTATGTGGTCAGAGCGGTGTAGGTAAAACTACACTTGCTCGAACACTGGACTCAGATAAAACTTTGTTCATGGATTTAGAGGCTGGAGATGCCGCTATTGAGGGCTTGCCTATTGATGTTATTCGTCCAAGAACTTGGCCTGAGTGTCGTGATCTAGCGTGTTTCTTGGGTGGTGGAAATCCATCCTTGGCAGATGAGTCTGCATATAGTCAAAAGCATTTTGAATATGTATCTGCTCAGTATGGTGATCGTGAGGCTATGATGACAAAGTATGATACTTTGTTTGTTGATAGTATTACAGTCGCAGGGCGTTTGTGCTTTCAATGGTGTTTACAGCAACCAGAATGTCATTCTGACAAGAGTGGTAAGTTAGATACCAGAGCCGCCTACGGTTTACATGGTCGTGAAATGATGTCGTGGCTTACACATCTACAGCATATTCGTGAGAAGAATGTTATCTTCGTGGGTATCTTAGATGAGTACACAGATGACTATAACAGAAAGCAGTATAACCTTCAGATCGAGGGTGCGAAAACAGGAAGGGAAATGCCAGGTATTGTTGATGAGATAATTACGATGGCAATCCTAACTGGAGAAAATGGACAGTATCGTGCGTTTGTGTGCGATCCATTAAATGAATGGGGCTATCCTGCGAAGGATAGGTCTGGCAGGCTCGAAACTCTCGAAGAGCCTCACTTAGGTAAATTAATTGCAAAAATGGGTAGTGGAAAACCACAGTCTGAAAGACCTTTGGTATTTGTTGACCCTAAAAATCAAAATTCAAATGAAGGGAAAATTAAAGATGCTTAATTTAAATAACACACCTGTTGATGAATCAACAAAAGAGTTTGAACTTATTCCACACGGAACTGTAGTTCGTGCAATTCTCTCATTAAAACCTGGAGACATGGAAGTTCCTGAGTTTGGTAGAGGTAACTGGTTTAAACAATCGTCGAATACTGGAGCAAAGTGGACTCAGTTAGAACTAACTGTCTTCGGTGGACCATATGATCGTAGAAAAGTTTGGGACAATATCTTTGTAGATGGTTCTAAAATGGGCCAAAGCGGTATCCCAGTGGCTAAAGAGATTGGTCTAAGAACTCTTAGATCTATTATCGAAAGCCATAATAATCTTGATCCTACGGATATGTCCGAAGCGGCACAATCTAAACGGCAAATCTCAGGTATTGACCAGTTGAATGGCATGGAAATCTGTGTTAAAATTAAGGTCGAAAAAGGCACAAATGGGTACGCAGATCAAAATAAAATGTTAGTGGTTCTTACTCCGAACTCAAAAGATTTTATCTCTGGTGGTGCGGCTCCTATTAGTAGCCAAGCTCCTCAACCACAGTCCACAGCAAGTGGTCCTGTTCCTGATTGGGCTAGATAAAAGGCTAAATGTGAGTGGCTAAGGTGTTTATGACCACGCCGATTCACACTCTGACGAGGGGCAGAGTGCCACAAACCCCTCACCATTCTCTCCATTCCAACTAGAGGTTAATTATGATACTAAGACCATATCAAGATGTAGCGGTATCAGACGCATCCAAAGCTTTAGATGATAGAAAGAATACAATCGTTGTCGCGCCTACAGGTGCAGGAAAAACGATTATGCTTTCTGCTTTAATTGGTAAGAGATACAAAAAAGGTAATCGTGTCCTAGTTCTACAGCATCGTAACGAGCTTGTAGAACAAAACATGATGAAGTTTAGTAAAATAAATCCATCTATGAAAACCAGTATTGTCAATGGTACAGTTAAAAACTGGGATGGTGATGCAGTTTTCTCAATGATTCAGACGTTATCAAGGGATAACAATCTGTCTAAAAGACCTAAGTTTGACATGGTAGTAGTAGATGAAAGTCATCACGTTGCCGCTGATACTTATAAAAAAGTAATCAATGCCGTTAGAGATGATAATGAATATTCAGAGATTGTAGGATTTACTGCCACGCCTAACAGAGGCGATGGAAAAGCATTAAAAGGTATATTCGATAATTGCTCACATCAGATTGAGCTAACCACCCTCATTAGAGAAGGTTTTTTAGTTCCGCCAAGGGCGTTTGTAATTGATGTTGGAGTTAAAGATAAACTAAGTGAAGTTCGTAAACTGGCAAACGAGTTCGACATGGAACAAGTCGAAGCCATAATGAATAGAACTATTATTAATCAGCGAGTGGTTGAAGAATGGCTTGATAGAGCAGGGGATAGAAAGACTGTTGTATTCTGTTCTACTATCAATCACGCCAATGCGCTGCTTGATGAGTTTTTAGCTGAAGGTATAAATGCAGAAGTTGTAACAAGCGAAACACCTAAAAAAGATAGATCACAGATTTTGCACGATTTAGAACATGGCGATGTTCAAGTGGTAGTAAACGTAGCAGTTTTAACTGAAGGTTTTGATGCTCCACCAGTGTCGTGCATTGTGCTGACAAGGCCATGTTCTTACAAATCTACAATGGTTCAGATGATTGGTCGAGGTCTAAGGATTATTGATCCAGAGCTTTATCCTAATACAATTAAAAAAGACTGTTTGGTCTTA